TGCGCCTGGAAATGTGTCAAACGCCTTCTCCAGGAACGTTGCGCTGAAGTCTGCGCGCATGACCCGCGCTGCGTCGATGATATCGTACACGATCCAATCTGGATAGCGTGCTCGCAGCTCAGCGGCGCCAGACAATGCGAAGCAATAAATCAGTCCGTTCTCCAGCTCTACAGCCCATGCGTTTTCCAGCGGCTTGCCACCGTTTGCAATTGCCTCCGCTTCCAGCACGTCCCAGGCTTTCAGCAACTGCGCGGCGATGTTGTGCGTGCGCATGACGTCGTTTGTTTCCACGGCCACGTTCAGCGCATTGTACGCCGCCTCGAAGCGCCCGGCGAGATCCGGCGATACGAGCGACGTTAACTGATCGCCCCACTTCGCTGTCATCTCTCTTGCTTTCTTGTCGAGTGGCGACAGCTGCCCCCAAACATTGGGCGAGATGTAGAACTGTTCGTCTGATTGCAGCGCCTGGAAATTTCGGTTTCTGTCCTTCGCTGTTTGCTTGGACATTTTCTTTACACGCCTTGCCATTAGTTCAACGCCTCGTCACCGCTAATCTTCATGGTCGTGTTCAGGTTTAACCTTTTCAGTTCTACATCAACCGCCAGGTCTTCCAGTGCATCTCTGAGCAGTATGTACATCGATATGTCTAGCGGCGATATCGGCTGATACATTTTATCGTACTCAAGTTTGGTATTACCAGTGTCGTCATCGTAGATAACTTGGCCAATGATCCTTCGTGTCATCGTGCTTCCTTTCCGCAGTTCAAACAATACACGTTCCGCGCTCTGCCGCAGTTACCTATAATATAGGTAACTACTGCGGCGGCGCTGTCTCGGCAGTATTTTCCGCAATTACGGCAGTTGTCCGCGGTTAGACTGCGGAACTGCGGTGAGCTATTTATTGTCATCTAAATGCCTCCTGCTACGGTAGCCAGCTGCGAATGCTTTCTTGCGGATCTCTTGCAGCTTGCTTTCGTTGTTCTGCTCCTGCCTGCTGCGCTCAAACTGCAGGTAATTTTGATAGTGTGACGACAGCATGTAGGCCATGTCGTCAGCGTGCTCTAGCTGGCGGAACAGCGCCAGGAATTCGTCGTGCGGCGCACCGGGAACGCCTTCCACTGTTTTGCTATACATGGTCATCATGCGGTACTTGAGCGCTGACAGCTCCTGCCACAGCTCGGACATTTGCTCTTGGTAACTCATAGCGTGCTCCCTTTTTTCTGTTGTCGTATGCCCACAGCGGCTGCAGGTTTGTGTAATGGCAACATTGCTTCTGCTGCTTTGGATCTGCCATATTAAATGAAGCGCACGGCTTAATGTGATCTATCTGCCAATCACCGTAGTTATCCCACGACATGCCGTCCGAAAATTGTTTTTCTAAATGTTTGACAGCGTGTTCAATGGAGCACCCAAGTAACTGTACACTTTTGTGGCTTTTATGACCGCCCCTTCGCCTGATGGCGCCTAAGACAAGACTCCGTAACCTGTTAGTCATTTTGTAATGCAAGTCATGCTGCTCACGATTAGATCGATATTCATACATTTTTTTACGGCCATGCTCTGATCTCGCATAATTTAGTTTATGCTCTTTTACTCTCTCCAGATAAACTTCATTATCTTTATTGAGTTCACGTTGCATTGCAGATTTTCTAACTTGGTTTTTACGATATTGCGGATCAGCTTTGTAACGCGCTCGGCGCCTTTCGTTATGCTGTAACTTGCACGCTTCCCAATTGATCTTTTTATATTTTTTCCTGCCAGCTTGCACTCCGCATTTTCTTTTACAGTATTTTTTACGATTGCCAGAAACAGTAAAAAAATTACAGCATGTTGATAGCTCACACTTTTTAATCATAGCCCGGCCTCCTCTCTGCTGATCCATTCGCCAACGACAACGACCTGCACCTCGCGACCGTCGCGTTTGCTTGGCCAGGTTTCAGCGCGCAGGACGTTTGTGTCGAGCCACTTCTTCACGAGCGCCTTGCAGCGCGTCTTCTCGTGTTTCTTTTCTAAGTCCAGGTCCAGCACAACGGCGACCGCTTTGCCTACCCAGTTCGCTGCGCGCACGTCTTGGCGGAATGGCTCGTCACGCTCCGCCGCTGCGCCTACGAGACGCTGCAGCTCTCGTGCGTCTTTTGCGCTGATGCCATCGAACATGTCCGGCAGCTTGTACGGCGTAGCGACACCGACGTATTCACCGTTGGGCAGGCGGACGCCCTGCATGCGGCAGTACGTTGCCTTCTCTTTCGGCGGCGCCATGTTTGACTTGCCGTCGTCGATGCGGAAGATGCCCAGCGCTTCCTGCTCGTTGACACCTAGCTTCATGGCGTCTTCCTGGCTGACCTTGTTGATGATGCGCGCGGCACGGGCTGCGCCGATCAATGACGCAGCACCCCGGACACTGTCAATTGTAGCCTCTTCGCCGTTGAGCTTGCGCATGTGGTGCGTGATGACGACAGCGCAGCCGGTAGCGTCTGCAATTTCCCTGGCAACCGCCACGGCCTTGTCCATTGCGGAGTTGTCGTTCTCGCTGATGTCGTTAACGCTAACCCACGGGTCAATGATGATCGCGCCGATGTCTTTTTTTTCGACCTCGGTGATCAGGTAGTCGCGGAGATCCTCATTAATGACGACACCGTTCTGTGTCTGCATAGCGAAGCGGATCGCGACATCACGTCCCGCGTCGAGGAATAAGCGCCCCCGGATTTCCTCTGGCTTGATGTCGTAGTGGATCATCGCTGCCGCGATTCGGCGCTGCATCTCTTCCAGCGGATCTTCCAGGTTAATGAGCCACACGTTGCAGCGCTCTTTCACTTCGACGTCGAGCAGGTTGCGACCGCTTGTGATCGATAAGGCCTCTGCAACCTGCATCGACGTCTTGCCGACGCCCGGCGCTGCCGCCAGGACGCTGACATAACTGCGAACGTAGTGCGTTCCATAGATCCACTGGCGCTTGGGTATGCTGGCCGGGTCAATGTAACTCCATTCGCTCGGAAAATTGCGCTCCGACGCTACAATTTCTTGCTTGTCCACGTCGTATGGTTTAGCAAGAGAAAGCGCTTCACGCAGCTTGTCCGCGCCGGCCTCTCGGAGCAAATCATTTGCGTCCTTGACCCCGTCTCCACCAAGCTCGTTGAAGCGCACGACATACACCTTTGTCGAGCCATCCCCGGACAAGTTGTCGACCACCGGATCCACGTCCAGATCAGGGTCAGCGCAGACCGTAACATCTGACGCTCGTGGCACCTGGTGCGTCTTCATGCCTGCCTTGCCAAACGTGCAGATGATCGTGGCGTCCTCGCCGGCTGCTTCCCTGATGCTGAGCGCATCCTCTGGACCCTCGACCATAATGATCGGCGCCCCGCCAGGGATCGTCATGGAGCTGTCGCGGATGACGCCCCGGGAATATTTACAGATGTCATTGTGGAAACGTTTCTTGCCGTCCTCGGTGAGCAGTACAGCCTGAACGCCAGAGATCTCACCGTTCTGAGTGCGAGCGGGAAAAATCAGAGCGGGACCGTCGTAAACGTTCGGGCTGTACCGCGCGATCCCCACAGCGCTTCGAGCGTTAATCTGTCGTCCATTCAGATATAACAACGCCGGGCGGATCTGCTGTATATTATCACTGGTGATGTCTACAGATCTATCCCAAACCTGGCGCGCGCTCTGAATTTTTTCTTCGCGCGTTTTGTCGTCCTTCAGTAACATCTGCTCCGCCTGCAGCCGGTCCACTAGGCGGTCGAATTCGCTGGGCGTGTACGGCAGCTGCTCGGAGTTCTCCAACTGCTTTGGGTTTTCTCCGCCGCGTTGAAAGCCAGAGCCAATGGTGGTGCGGATCTCCTGATCACGCAGGCCGATTGATTTTGCAGCTGCGTGTAGGTCGATGATCGCGTTGTCTAAAAATTTGGGCGCAAGATGCGCGTGTCTACCTAATGTGTATGCCGCAACGTTGAGTGTGTCGTTGCGTGAGCCTGCAATCGCGTGCGTGACATCTTGCACGATGTTCTCTCTGACGCGTTGAAAATATGCTTCTGACATTCTGTTCCCTCTGTTGTTTGCGTGGGACACATTACGCGCGTAATGTGTCCCACATTGTTTTTAGTTGAAGCCGAAGTCATCTCCCGCCGGTGCAGCTGCAGGCGCTGGGGCCGCGGCAGGCGCCGGAGCGGGTGCAGGAGTAGGGGTCACTTCTGCACTTGTTTCTGCCGGACGTGCCACCCACTGCTTGATCACGAAAGACACGTCGTAGCTTGTGCCTTTGCCCTTAATCACTGGCGTGGAGCCTGTGACCTGAACCACCGGAACCATGTCCTGCTTAAACTCAGGGCATTGTTCTGCCTCGTTGTAGATCTTGGCAACCAGGTTGCACTTGCCCACGCCGTTGTCGCTAAACATGGCCTTAGTCATCTGACCATTGACCTTGGCGTAGCACGGCACTTCGAAACCTTGCTTGTGCTCCGGCGATGGCTGCGCAGTACGCTGGCCTAACGACGGCCACTCCTGCCAATCGCGTATGCCGGTGTCAATTTGCAACCAGCCCATTTTCAGGTTGTTAACGTCGCACGCAAAAACCTTGTCTTCCAGCGTTGTCTCGCCTTCCTCGGTTTTAATGTAGAAACGGTTTTGCGGCATGTGTACGCGAAAGTATACGCCGTCTGTTTCGGATTCGGATTGAAAAGCTATTGGCATGTGTGTCTCCTTTGACTGTGTGCCTACTCAGGTTGTGTGAACTTGTACGAGTATTGCGGGATCGATAGCATGTGTATCGTTTCCGCGTCGGCATAGCCCCACTCGTTGTTCTTGGTGCAATCAGAATAAGTCTGAAGTGCCTCTCTGACCGCGCTGGCACCTTCCTCTAGGGTCCAGTAATCCAGCTCGTATAAGTACACCAGGTGCGGCGCTGCGCTGCCCACGGCGATAAATACGAAACGGTCTATCTCGTGACCGGCTAGCGTCATGCACCGCCGGTAAAATTGATCTTGTATGTGGTAACCCCACTTTGCGACTTCGCGGCCAAAGCCTGTCGGGGTCGGGTCGACGGTGGTCTTCAGGTCGATCAGGACGCCGATGTCTTTGCGCCAGGCGTCAGGCCGGCAGCGTAGCGGCACGTCGTAGATCTTGTCGTGCGTAAACACGCTAGCCTCGCAAACAAGCGACCCCGACAGCAACGCTTCGACCTCACCGTTGGCGCGGACAGCGCGTGCCATGTCGTGCACCTCCTCGTACACGTTTGGCTTCAACAACAGGCACCCGGCCTCGTCGGCTTCCTCCTGCAGCTCCTTCCATTCCTTGGTGTTGCGGCGCGCCTCCGGCCCCTTCCAGATCATCTTTTCCATGTGCGGCTCGAATACGAGCGTGTGCACCGCAGTGCCTTTGACCTGCGCCTCTGTGGGGTCGTCGCCCTCTTTCAGCTTCGACATCTTAATGTAGTGCGCGTATTCTGCTGGCGTTTTTGTCGCCAGGATCTTAGCGCCGGACGAAGACAGGATGTCGTGGTGAGAATGATACTCCTCGTTGGACATTGTGTAGTTTATGTCAGAACCACTCATAGTTTCTCCCATACTTTGCAATGAGCAGCGCCTCGGCGCGGTGCTCGTCTTTCTTTCTGGTGAGTTGCTTTGCAACCTTTGGGAATTCCCGCTGCGCCATGATGCGTGCGCCATCTTTACCGCGCGGCACGCCAAGCTCCCGCTTCCACTTTGTTGGCGTCACTAAGCTAAAGCTAACCTGCTCCCAGAGCTGCATCATACCCACGATCTGGCCAAAGGCATAGCCTAGGTTAAATGTGGAGCTAACGCCTTGCTTTGGCATCGCTTGCTGCTTTTCGATGTAAACATATCTGACGTTATCACTGTTGAGGATGTCGGCCAGCGCGACCAAGTCGACCCCGCCTGATTCGTAGGTCGGGAGGTCGTGGACCTCGTACCAATCCATGACCGGGTTCCACAGCGCAACGCCGCCGGTTTTGTAGCCCGGATCAATTCCTGCGATTGTCTTTGGTTCTGGTAATTTGCTCAATTTGCTCGCCTCTTTCCTGTTTGATGTAGACCTGGCAAGCCAGATCCACGAGTGCCGAAACACTGGTCCGTCGCTCTTTTGCTAGAGCTGTTAAATCCTCTGCGGTCTGCACCCTGATGCGTGGACCGATTTGCTTTAGTTCCATTGCAGCCTCCTTCGTTAACATCGTGTTAACATCATGCAGGAATCAGTGTCGAGAAAAAATTTTCTCAATGCTCACTTTTTGTTTGCACATAATGTTAACATTGTGTTAACAATACATATAACCCGAGAACAGGAGAATCACAATGATCATCATCGAAAACGACAGCCCACTAGCACAGGACCGCGCAGGACTTATCAAGATTGCAGACAACTGCATGGACCAGAGATCTTTTGATAGCCAACAGCGCGAGAGCGTTTTGTCGGAGCTACGCAACGCAAGCCTTTTTGACTTGCCTAGCTTGCTAGAGCAAAACTTTGACGAGATCACTTTTGTAGAAGATCGCGACGAAGCGCGCGACTTTCGCGGCTGGTAAGGAGAACACTATGCAGTACACACTAGGCACAAATGATCACGGCGTCGCGTCTCGCGTCGTCGTCATCCCGGAGGGCGCCAGCTACGGGCGCACAGGCGCACTGACAGCTAAGAAAGATTTGTTGCGCGTGGAGGTGCAGGCGGACGATAACTGGTGGTCCGTCGGCGTGTGGTACGCGGACACGATTCGCAAGCACGAGCGCGACACCGGCTGGATGATCGAAGGCAGCATGCGCAACTGGGATCTGACCGCTGACCAAGTCAACACATTGCTAGATAACTTGGAGGCGTAAATGAACATCGACGAGATCCGTCATCAAATCGCGAGCGAGGAGCGGTTTATCACAAAGCAGCAAGCCAAGATGGACCGCATGCGCAGCCTGGAAACGGGCGTGCGCGCCGGCACTGTCAGCACTGACCTGGCGATGTTCCAAATTTCTATCGACAACGCGAAGGCACGCATCGCCATCATGCAGAAGCAATTGGAGAACATGAAACATGGTTAAACGATTTGAAGATGCAGACTATCACGGCTCGAAGTATGGTCACAAGTTGATCGCAGGAGAATACAAAGTTTACGATATAGAGGTGCAGGACGGGTTAGTGCGTTATTGCCTGGATGTTGATTGCGGCTGGGCAATTGTCCTCGACCCGTCTGACCCCGACAAAATTGTTTTGGAGTACGTTGCAGATGAGGAAGAGGATTGGCTTTATGATCAGAATAAACGCCGTGAAGATTACGACCAGGTCTGCAAAATGATTGGCCATGAGGAGCAATTCATTATAGCGCAAAACGCTCGACTGATGGCTTTACCCAAAGCCAATCAACAGCTGTACCAGAAACACCTGGAGATCCTACAGCATGCGCAGGCGCGTTTGAAGCAGTACCGCGCGGACAAGAAGCAATTAGAGGAGTTGCGTAATGATGAGTAAACAGGACATTGGCATCTTTATCATGTTTGCGTTTTTTGTTTCACTGGCCGTTCGGCACATAGATTATTTGTTGGGGTTTTAGATGTTAAAGTTTGGAGAGACTGAAGATCAATTAGCGACACGCATCATGCTGTACGAGCGCCTACAAGCGGCTGAAGGGAAACGGAAACAGCTGCCCTGTGACGCACGGCCTTGGGGTGAGCGTTTGACGATGGAGCCAAAGCCTGAGCGCGTGCTTAACGAACTGAAGAAGCGCAAAGAAGCCAGCGCGCATCAACTGGGAAACGCGCTCCACATGTCGACGCGCGACGTCAGCGCGCAGATCCAGAAGCTGATAAAATTGAAACGCGTGGCACGCACACGCATTGAATACATACGGCACGGTCACGCCAGGTTCCGTACATACTTTTATAAGGTGCTGTGAAAGGTGTAGGCGGCGGCTTGTTGACTGTGAAAACAAGCGGTGACTGTGGAGATGCCGCCTACGTTATAAGTGTATCAGTGACCCTTCGCCATCTCAATAGCTGTTTCATGCGTTTCTGAATTGCGACGCGTCCAGCCTCGACCGAATGTCTCAAATGTTTTGAGCCGCTCGTAGAACCGCTGGCGCGTCGTTGTCACATAACTAATCAACTTTTCAACGTCATGCTCGGCCACAAGCGCTAATGTTTTCGGTCCAATTGCGCCGTCTTGCTTGGCCCCGATACAGCGTTGAATCGCCTTCGCTGGTCGACCACTACCGCTGTTTACTGCCCAATCG